AAAAGGTAATACACACGCAGATGCTTTTGGTAAAACAAAACAATATAGTGACATTAAAGGTGTAGAAAATGTTGAAGATTTATTTTTTGAATTTTTAAGAGTGGCAAAAGAAATACAACCAAAAGTTATTATAGGTGAAAATGTTGAAGGTCTTACAATGGGTGAAGCAAAAGAGTATTTTCATAAGATACAAAATACATTTGAAGAAATTGGTTATCTTGTAGTTGCGAATGTTTTAAATGCGAGTTACTTTGGTGTACCTCAATCACGTAAAAGAACTTTCTTTATAGGAGTAAGAGAAGATATTGCTGATAAGATTGGTTTAAATTTTATGACAATGTATCAATTATATCCAGATGCAAATAAAGAACAAACAACACTAGGTGAAGCAATTAATGATATAGTAAATGAAGACAAAGATGAGTTAGATTATCTTTTTAAAGCACTTGGTCCAGATAAAGCAGTTGGTAAAACTTTGGCTAAAATGCCAAAAAATCCTGATAAAGTATTAACAGGTATGGATTACCACGATAAAGGTCATCATTTTAATTTAAAAAGAACTAGTTTAAAGAAGCCTAGTCCAACAATTACTGCGATGGGTAATCTTGCTGGTGTCGCTGGTACGTGTCACCCTTTTGAAGATAGAAAATTTACAATTAAAGAATTAAAAAGAATTATGAGTTTACCTGAAGATTTTAAATTAACAGGTGCACATAAACAACAATCAGAAAGAATTGGTCGTATGGTACCACCTCTTATGATGAAAGCACTTGCTGAAAGTGTATATGAAAAAGTATTGAAACCATATAAGGAGAATATATAATGACTAAATTTACATTTGCTACATCAGAAGAAGGTTTTGATAATCATATAGAAAATTCTGTAAGAGGTTATACAAATCTTTGGAATGATGTTTTATCTTTATCAAAATATTTTGTTGAAGATTATACAGAAGTTGTTGATCTAGGTTGTTCGACAGGTAAACTATTGAAGGCTATGATTAAACAAAATCACAAACATATACCACAAGCTAGATACACAGGTATAGAAATTGAAGAAGACTTTTTTAAAGATTATGAAAAAGACCTAGACGAATATCCTCAATTAAATTATTTTAAAGGTGATGTTAGAGAGTATGACTTTCAAAATTGTTCTTTAGTTACTTCTATCTTTACTTTACAATTTATGAAACCAAAAGATAGAGAAGAAGTTATTAACAAAGTTTATAATGGTTTAAATAAAGGTGGCGCATTTATCTTTTCAGAAAAGACTTTTAGTTGTAATCCAAAAGTACAAGATATGATGACTTTTATGTTTTATGACCACAAAAGAAAAAACTTTACAGATAAAGAAATATTAGATAAAGAAGTTACATTGAGACATATGATGAAGCCAAATACAAAAACAGAATTATATGAAATGTTAAACAAGGCTGGTTTTGAAGTACATACCTTTTGGCAGAATTTTAATTTCATAGGTGCGATTGCGTTGAAGAATAAATAGTATGGCAATGCCAATTACTAAAGCACAATACACGGACTTAAAAGAATATTGGGACTATCAAAGAAAGATAGAATACAATAAAGAAGCTCTCAAAAATATGTTAAATAAATTTGAGGGACGAGTATATAATGATTTTGGTATGGTATCGCAAGATGAAGTTTTTGATAACTTGTGGTCAAAGGTAGTAAGTGATGACTTTGAAGACCCACCAAAAGGATGGATACCACAAGATAAAAAATATAGATTTGAATGGGAAGGGGAACCTAAAGAGATAAAAAAATTATCATCATCTAAAGGTAGACCTGTTATATTAAGAGCAAAAATTAGTGATAAAGATATTTGACAATATTATAGATATTTACGACCAAGAAATAATTAAGAAATATATACTTAATGATGATGGTTGGACATATGTAGATGATGTTTCTTTAAAAAATAACTCACATCAAAGAAGACCAGGTTTTAAAAAAATTTTTGATACTAAAAATTTACATATGAGTATTAAAAATTTAATCTATATGATTAGATGGAAAATGGAAATGATACCATATAATGCTGAAGATGAAATATTAGAAATAAGATCATTTTTACAATTACCATTAAATAAAGAATTTATAGGTCAAGGTGTGGATACTCCACATTTAGATAGAACAGAACCACATTTAGTTTTTTTATATTATATAACAGATAGTGACGGCGATACAATAATATATGATTATAAAAGTAAATCACCAGGCGACATTCCATATTTTGAAGATATAAAAGAATTAAAAAGAATTACACCTAAACAAGGTAGAGTTGTAGTATTTGATGGATTACATTGGCATACAGCAGAACAACCTACCAAAGATATAAGATGTATATTAAATATAAATGAGAATCATAATATATAAGAAACAAGAATATATGACATTTGACTTTCTCTCTAATACACTTGACAAAATACTAGATTCGTGTTATAGTATTGGTATTAGTAGGAATAATATAATGTTAAGTTTTAGTGAAGACGAAAAGGAGGATTATGAGCGACTTTCTAAAAGATATAATTAAGGAAACAGGAAATGAATACGCCTCACTTGTAAGTGAAGGTGTTGATAGTGCAGATGTAACAAGTTTTATTGATACAGGTTCATATTCTTTTAATGCATTGTTATCAGGTAGTATCTATGGAGGTCTACCAGGAAATAAGATTACAGCAATCGCTGGCGAAGCAGCAACAGGTAAAACATTTTTCGCATTAGGTATTTGTAAGAACTTTTTAGATATGGATAAAGAAGCTGGTGTGATTTATTTTGAATCAGAAAGTGCCATATCAAAAGAGATGATTGAAAGTCGTGGTGTAGATAGTAAGAGAATGGTTATTGTACCAGTTGCCACAGTACAAGAGTTTAGAAATCAATCTATAAAAATTTTAGACAAATATATTCAACAACCAGAGGCAAGTAGAAAGCCTTTGATGTTTGTTTTAGATAGTTTGGGTATGTTATCAACCACAAAAGAAATGGAAGATACTGCCGCTGGTAAAGAAACAAGAGATATGACCAGATCACAAATTATCAAATCAGCATTTAGAGTATTAACATTGAAACTAGGTAAAGCAAATATACCTATGATAATGACAAACCACACATATGATGTTATTGGTTCAATGTTTCCTCAAAAAGAAATGGGTGGCGGAAGTGGTTTAAAATACGCTGCCTCATCAATCATCTATCTTGGTAAAAGAAAAGACAAAGAAGGTACCGAGGTCGTTGGTAATATAATTCATTGTAAAAATTATAAGTCAAGGTTAACAAAAGAAAATGCACAAATAGATGTCAAATTAACTTACAAAAAAGGTTTAGACAAATACTATGGTCTTATTGAACTTGCTGAAGAAGCTGGTCTCTTTAAGAAAGTATCTACAAGATATGAAATGCCAGATGGGTCTAAAGTCTTTGGTAAGAATATAAATGACGAACCTGAAAAATATTTTACAAAGGAAGTATTAGACAAGATAGATGAAGTCGCAAAACGAAAATTCAGCTACGGATCAGACGAAGAATAAAAGATATGCCTTTGCTCAAAGACAAGGTGATGACTTTAGTTGTATAAAGTTATTAGAAGGTGAGTTTGAAGGAGTAATCTATAAGTACGATAAGGTAAAGTTTGCGCCAGAACCAAATAACGATGGTGTCATACCTTTAAAATTTACTTATGATGTTTTTCATAATCCAAATAAAGTAGATGTTAAAAGTGAGCAGTTTAGAAATTATATAGGTGACATATTAGTGGAAGTTGTAGAATTACAATTAAAAAATAATCAGGTAGTATTTGATGAATAATGAAAGAATTGAAATAACAATATTAAGAAACTTCTTTTATAACGAAGAATTTACAAGAAAGGCTTTACCTTTTGTTAAATCTATCTATTTTGCTAAAAGAGAAGAAAGATTATTATTTGATGAGATAGATAATTTTGTTCAAAAATATAAAAATGTTCCTACAAAAGAAGCAATCTTAATTGAACTTTCACAAAGAAAAGATATAAACGAAGATGAACATAGAACTGTTAAAGAACTTATTAGTAATTTAAATGATGAAGAAGTCGAACAACAATGGTTGTTAGATACAACAGAAAAGTTTTGTAAAGATAGAGCAGTACATAATGCTGTACTTGATGGTATAAAGATATTAGATAAAAAAGATACAAAAAGAACACCAGAGGCAATACCAAGTATTCTTGCCGAAGCTCTTGCTGTTAGTTTTGACAATCACGTTGGGCACGATTATATAGGTGACGCAGAAAATAGATTTCAATGGTATCATACAAAAGAAAAAAAGTATAAGTTTGATTTAAATTATTTAAATAGAATTACAAAAGGCGGTGTTCCAAGTAAAACTTTAAATATCGCTCTTGCTGGTACAGGTGTTGGTAAATCGTTGTTTATGTGTCACGTTGCTTCAAGTTTCTTAACACAAGGTTTAAATGTATTGTATATCACTTTAGAAATGGCAGAAGAAAGAATTGCTGAAAGAATAGACGCAAATTTATTTGATGTTACCATTGATGATTTACATACAATGCCTAAAGAATTATATGATAATAAAGTTTCTAAATTACAAAATAAAACATCAGGTCAATTAATTATAAAAGAATATCCAACTGCGTCAGCTCATAGTGGTCATTTTAGAGCTTTGATAAATGAACTTGCTTTGAAGAAAAGTTTTAAACCAGATGTAGTGTTTATTGATTATTTAAATATTTGTGCTAGTAGTAGATTTAAAGGTGGTAATATATCATCTTATTTTTATATTAAAGCGATTGCAGAAGAATTAAGAGGTCTTGCAGTTGAATTTAATGTACCTATCTTCTCTGCTACACAAACAACCAGAACAGGTTATGTATCTACTGATATTGGATTAGAAGATACATCAGAAAGTTTTGGTCTTCCAGCAACTGCTGACTTTATGTTTGCTCTAATGTCAAATGAAGAACTTGAAGCATTAGGACAAATGAAAATCAAACAATTAAAAAATAGATACAACGACCCAAGTATAAATCGTTCTTTTATTGTTGGAGTTGATAGAAGTAAAATGAGACTATATGATGTTGAAAATACAGCACAAAATATAGTAGATAGTAACCAAACAAAAGAGGAGGAAAATTATCCTACACCTGAATCGGCGTATGAGAAGTTTTCAGATTTTAAAATATAATGGCTAAATATGTAACTTTTACAAATGCTAATCCACCTTTTGAAGGTACAAAAATTATTATAAATGTAGATCACATTGTATCCATTTATGAAGACTTAACAGCAAAGAAAAAAATTGCATTATGGTCTAAAGATAATTTTTGGCACGTTGAAGAAAGTATGGAAGAAGTATGTAAACTAATAGGAATAGACTACATAGAAACACTCGTAAAAAAGGAGATAAACTAAATGATACCAGGTAATTTATTTACAATACCAATGTGGACGCTACCTGTACTAAATTTTTCTAAAAAGAAAGAACAATTAGAAAAATTAGTAAAATCTTTTCCCGAAAAAAGACACGGTATACAAACATTTGCTACAAATAGACAATCCCAAAGAACAGGATTTTCTGAAGCATTTTCTAATATTTGTGGTGAAGAATTACAAATGCTAATTCAAAGACTAAAAAGAAATGTTCAGATCGAAGACATCTGGTCAGTATCTTATAAAAAAGGTGAATATCATACACCACACGATCACGGATCAACAGGTCTTGCAGGTATATTATATTTAAATATGCCTAAAGATGCGCCTGTTACACAATACATTCAACCTTGGAATGATTGGACAACAGATAGAACAATATACTATCCAGTACCAGTTACTGAAGGAACTATGGTTGTGGTACCTAAATTTGTGAGACATTTTACTGAACCAAGTAAATCTAAAAAAGTAAAAAGAATTATATCCTGGGATATGAAATTGATTTAATGACAAAGAAAGAAAAGCTACAAAAGGTTAAGTTTAGAAAAGGAGACCGTAGGCCTAGATCAGATTATCCTAATTTATCTTATGAAAAAAAGATGAAGAAAAAGGGTAAAGATATAATATGGCAAGTATATGAAAGACCTACAAACAATATGATAGCCGAGTATTTCTTTGAAGAAGATGCACATAAATTAGTAAAATTTCAAAACAAAACACAGGTATGGAAAAATAGTGGAGGTATACCAAAGTTTTTGTGGATAAGAGTTTAAATGTATAAATATTACTAAACAGTTGATTTATATGGAAAAGTTGATTATAGTTATGGACAAAATGAGAGAAAAATGTTTAGTTTTAAAGGATTCGTTACAAAAGAAAAGAATACGCATTTAGAACACGTTGAAGACCAAATCATAGATAAAGGGTCTCAAGGTGGACAAAATGCTATTAATTTTTTAAAGTCAATTAGAGATATGTTGGCAGGGTCTTCTGGCCGTAAAGTCAATATGTCAGTTAAGTGGGACGGTGCGCCTGCTATCATCTGTGGTATTAATCCCGAAAATGGTAAATTTTTTGTTGGTACTAAATCTGTATTCAACGTCAATCCTAAAATCAATTACACTTCTGGCGACATTAGAAGAAATCACTCTGGTCCTTTAGCAGATAAATTAAGTGTTGCTTTAAGAGAATTACAAAAATTAAATATAACAGGTATATTACAAGGCGATTTCTTATTTACAAAATCAGATTTAAAGACAGATACAATAGATGGTGAAAGTATGATTACTTTTACACCTAATACAATTACATATGCTGTTCCTGTTAATTCATCTATCGGAAGAAGAATTACAAGAGCTAGAATGGGTATTGTATTTCATACTTCATATTCAGGTCGTACAATGAAAGATTTAAAAGCTGGTTTTGGAACTGTATCAGGTCGATCAGGTATAGCATCAGTTTTTCTTGCTGACGCTGCTTATAAAGACGTATCAGGTTCTGCTAAATTAACATCATCAGAATTATCACAATTTAATGCCAGATTAAGAATGGCCGAAGGTTCTTTATTAAAAGCTGGACCTATCTTAGATGAAATGTCAAAATCAACATCAGATCAATTATCAGTTGCGTTTAGATTAAAAACATTTTTTAATTACTATATTAAAAACACGCAAGGAAATATGGCAAAAGTAAAAACACTAGTAGATATGTTTAGAGAATATTATGTTTCTCTTTTAAATGCTGAAATTGATGCAAGAAAGACAGATAGTGGTAAACAAAAATATAAAGATTTATTACAAACTAATTTAAGATACATTGATCGTAATAAACAATCATTATATTTTGCTATTGCTTCACACGTTACTTTACAAAATGCTAAAAACTTCTTAATAAACAAATTAAGTGAAATACAAAGTATTGGACATTTTTTAAGAACACCAAATGGTTACAAAGTAACGGCACCAGAAGGATTTGTGGCAGTTGATAGAGTGGCTGGTGCTGTGAAGTTAGTAGATAGATTAGAATTTAGTAGAGCAAACTTCACAGCAGAAAAGGATTGGGTTAAAGGATAATGGCAAATTTTAGAAAAGACACACAAACATTTGGACCAACAGGAGCTGATAGAACAGTTTTTGAAGTACCAATGATAGCAACAAATGACGGTAATGTTGTAACTCAAACAAATCCATTTCCAGTCACAATATCAAGTATTAGTCAATCGAGCTCAGCAGAAACTAATACAGACGCTTTTGGTAGACAA